GGGGTTGTCTACTGTATCACTACAGTAGGCAGGCTTAATGTTTGGTAACTCTCACGAGAAACCGGGCTCACGCCCCACAAGCCAATTATAGTACCGGAGGTAACTAACCTCTAGTGATACTATAACCACTTCCCATCCTTTGTAACGCAGGAGGGCCGCGAGGGATTTCTCCCTACCAGTCTAGTATAGGTAAGTCTAAAGGCTTACTTAACATCCCTGTTTTTAGTTGCGGGTTGTCTTTAACAAAGGCAAGCCGTATATCCATCAAGGATCTACCAAAACGCATACTTTGCGCTTTCGCAACTATTTCATAAGGATCAAACTTCACCGCAAGTCTGAGTTTCCGAGCAAACGTTCGGTATGTGAATATCACATCAATCGCAGTACGCGATTGAAAACTCAGTTTCTCAAGATCTAAAACAGTAACAGTAGTTAACTGTCTGTTAAGATCCATGGTATAATTTAGCTGCTTATTCATCTCCTCGAAAGTTGATACTGACGAGAAAATTGAATAAACTAAAGGATGATTTTTAAATAAATCATCCACGTTAATTATACTGGATGAAGTGCTAATGAATGTCCCAAAGCCTTGTTTAAAGCTTAGGTAATACTTACTTAAAGTATGACAAACATTCATCACCATCCCATTCACAACCAGTGATGAAGTTCTATTGAATTCCTTCAATAGAGTTGCTTCAGTAGCTGGCATGATATAGTCGTTCCCAGAACTAGCATTTGCTAAGAATTGTCTTAACAATTCAAAGTCTGGAAAGTCGCGGGATACACGGAAAGTAAACCGTATATCCTCAAACATACTCGCATAGAATCTCTGTTGAGATCTGGAATAACCCAGCCCTTTAATTAGGTCTATAGCAAGTTGAACGCTATTAATCACGGATTTAGGTCCTCGCCCTCCATATACTAATGAAAGTATATCTTGGAAAAGTAAAACTGGATTCTTCCAGTTTGCGAGGAATCCCTTTAAAGGTACACCAGAAACTTCAATTCCATTACGGAACCAACGTTTCGCAAACTCATACGTGTTTTCACTTGTATGAGATTTGCTTGGAGAAATATCAACTCCTAAAGAGTTGATAATCTCTTTATACTTGGAAGCGACAATATTATTGTAAACAACAATATCGTCACCTAAAAGGATGTATTCTTTAAAAGGGTAAAGTCCACACTCATGAGCAGCAAATTGAACCACCAAATGGTGAGACAATGTAAATGTTGCCCAAGAGGAACGTGCTCCCATTGGTTGACCAACTTTATAATAAAGTAGGTTACCCTCTGGTGTCATAAATGGTTCTGAAACCATCAATGATTTCCAAGCCTTTCCGATTCCTCGGTATGGTTTGTTACCAGCACGCTCAATAGAATCCAAAAGATCTACTTGTAAATCTATTGGAAATCTATCAGTGGCAGAACTTAAATCCAATGAATGGAAAAGTTCCCCATTTCTTTTATCAAGAATCACTGGATCTTGAGTGAAAGTTCTATCCTGTTGGATAGTTCGTAATGTCTTGAAAAGATATTGCGAAATTGGCTCAAAAGCCAACTGAGTAATGTAATCAAAGATTGCAATTACCCGTTCTTTCAACTCAGGATCATGGATGATATGGAGTTTTCTATTTCTTACAGCCTCTTTCTTAGAAAGTTTGGTTGATAAGAATAACTCCTTAAACCATCTCATCCCCTCTTCACCTAAAAGGATATTTAATCCCCAAAGGTTACGTCCCGTAAAATAACGCGGAGCGTGGTGAGCTAATAAAATAGCTGGACCACCAAGAGGCCCTGATTTCAAGGTTAAAAAGAAATCACGTACTGTTAATTTTGTATCCTCCATTGTAGGACAAAAGTCCTTAACAAAAAGATTAATGAAATCTTTAGGGAGAGTTTTAAATTCTCCTTTGAAGGGATCAGTGATAGAGTTATAATTAACTTTACCATCAGCTTTCATAGCTCGGGAAATCCCGAGTAATGTAAGAACAAAAGAAACAGATTGAGAATCCTCAGCATCTAGTAACTCTCTCATAAAGAGAATACTCGTTGGAAAACCATCACTGGTTACTCCAACCATAATGTCATTAACCAATAATGGTTGACGACAAAGATACCGAGTTACTATTAGACGTATATATTTTACACGTTTAATAGTATGAGGTATTCCGTTATTAGAAATCCATGAGCCGATTAACTCGATCCATGTACGTAATACAATATTACGAACCTCAATAGGGATGTTAGGGAACCAATTAGATGTTATCCAAACTAGGATAAGATTTAATTTAGTATCTAACATATTATAATTTATTATAATATCTTATTGAGTAATGTTAACATAGATATGTTAGCGCTCAATAGTCTAAGGTTATCAAGCCTTGGAGATGAGACTACATGTCGGGCACTCCTTTTCACAGGAGCGACCAACAGAAACAGTAATTAAAAACTACTGTTT